GAATATGAAGTTGTTTGTAAATGAAGGATATGTACTTGTGTTTGTGAATGTAATAACTTACAAACTATTTCACAAAACTGATCATTACTTCCTTCGGACTCTGAATCATTTTCATTATTGTCATCTTTGTCTTCAATTGTATCTTCCTGTTCGTATAAACCTTGTTTTTTTAATTCTTCAAACAATTTTTCTGTTAGATTTTTTTCCATAGTTTTTTATTAATAAATATACTCAAGTTTATGATTTTACAACCAAATCCTTTTCTGATATAATAATACTAGATTCATCAAACGTACTATCTAACCTTAATATCTCATTTTTAATCTCAGAAAATGAAGACCACAATAACGATCCTTCAGTTTTTGGACTGTAATCATTATCAACCAAATATTGTACTATAGTATTTTCTTCCAATGTTATGAACCCATGAGCAAACCCTCTTGGGACAATTAATTCATCACCACCTTTCATTTCAAAAAATTGGCAGTTATTATACGATCTAAGTGGTTTCCTTAAATCCACCACAAAATCTAAAATTCTACCATTAATGACCTTTACCAATTTTGCTTGGGAGGTTTCTCCTGTTTGATAATGTAATCCTCTTAATGTAAACTTTTTTGGGTTCACGCTAATATTACTTTGTTTCCATTCCTTGTCTAATTCAAACAACGAAAGAGGACTAAATGATCCTCTCTCATCATAGAATATTCTGTTGTTGATTATTCTTGGTTGTTCCATTATATAAATTTAATTTCGTTAGTTATAGGGTCCCAATCAATATTCCATGGAGTATGTGAATAAAGATATCGTTCGTTCAATACAGACGCATTGAAGTAGTGTGTGTGACCATCAAAGTAGTGTCCATGACCAGTATGGATATGACCACAGATATGGATCTTAGGTTTGATTTGTTTGATTCTCTCCGCAAGTAATTCACAACCCAAGTGAACATTGCGGTTACCTTCAACATCATCTAATATTCCCCAAGCCGGTCCGTGAGTAATCAATATATCAATACCTTCAGGAATCATATCCCATTTTGCTTTCAACTCTTCACCATTTCGTGGTAAGTTAAATGCCCAATTGTAGAACTCAGGTTGCCAAGGAGATCCCCAAATTTTAACTTCAGGACCATCACCATCTTGTGTAGTCATTAACTCATCTTGGACGTATTCAATAGTCTTGTACCCTGTTAATATATCTTTTACTTTCTCAACATTGTTTTGAAAACCCCAATCATGATTACCTGCAATGAATACTTTATGGTCATAGGTTACGATTTTATCGTACCAAGCAGCAAACTCACGTATCTCGTGTTCGTAACCCATAGAACTAATATCACCCGCATGGATTAACAAATCACCACCAGGTAAATCGTGGTGTACGTGTTTGTGTTTTCCGTGTGTGTCTGATATGATAGTTAATTTCATAATACAAATATACAAAATTAATAGTGTAAATCCAAATAAAGATTGTCGTCATCTGTATATTTTACACAACAAAATGCAGGATGGTATTGGTCTTTCAAATCATCAGTTAACTCATGAATATGTTTTGAAGGATCATCCACATAGTACATTGGTTCTTCTCCATTCTTTCTCCTTTGGATTTCTTCTTCCATTCGGGCATTATGGGTCATAGACATATTATACTGTTCTCCTTCTTTCAATACCACACCCCATCCGTGTTGCTCATAATACTTATCTTCAACTCTTTGGGCAAGAACAAGAGCATCATCAGGTAATTCAGGATGATCCTCCAAAAACTTTCTAAGTTTCCCGATGGTAAGGTAATATTCGTAATTACCTTTTAAATCATCAATGACATTTATTTTACCCATTACACTAATTTTTTTATTTAGTTTTATAATCGTTCCACTTCCATCCTAGAAATAGTTTCATACATTTTCTATGTAACCAATTTGGTTTTTTCTCAAAATGAATACAAAACCCTTCGCCAGCACCAATACAATATTTGCCAACCTTCTTTACTATTTTATTTTCTTCACTTTTTGTAACATATGGTTTTTCTGAGTTATCAACTTGATGATTATCCAAATTTTCTTCAGTTATTACTTTTTTCTTTCTAGGTTTATAAGTCCTTTTTTTTGGTTTTTTTTCTACTACAGGTCTACCCGTAGTAACCGTTTCTTTTAAAATTATTTTTTCTGTCATTTTTTTTATTTTTTAATTTTTAATACTTCCTTTTTATAGTATTCATCAAATCCATCTAAGTAATTTGTAATACTCTTACTTTTATCAACTCCAATAACTTCATCTATTAACCCAAACTCCATTGCCTCATCTGAGTTATACCATCTGTCTCTTTCAGAGAAGTCCAACACCTCTTGGAATGTTTTTCCACAATTCTCAGCCAAAATTTTAAATAAGATGTAATTGTATTTTTCACCTTCCATCTGATCAATACGTGTGTCTTGAATGTTTCCTTGTGTACCATGACTTACTTGGTGAGTCATTACTTTAGAATGAATTAAAGATGATCTTTTACCTTTGGTACCTGAAGAAAGTAAAACAGATCCCATTGATGCACACATACCTAAATTAGTTGTGACAATATCAGAACTAACATAGTTCATAAGGTCAACAATACCAAGACCACACATCACAGATCCTCCAGGACTATTAAGATACAACGTAATGTCTTTCTTCTCCACAGAATCCAAAAACAATAATTGAGCTTGTACAATATCAGACATATTTTGATTTACAGGTCCTGATAACCATAATATACGATCACGCATCAACCTTGAGAAGATATCAATTTGAGTCGCACGTAACTCTCTTTCCTCCAAAATGTATGGTGTTAATGACGCTTCAAACTGATCTAATGCCATTGAACTAATCCCTTCGCTTTTTGCAAAACTTCTAAACTCTTTTCCGTAATTCATAATATTATAATTTATTTTCTGTGTTTTTTATTTCGTAATAATAGTTGTTTGAATCTTCAGATACCCATTTATCCGATTGAGCTTCCACTGACTCAATGTGTGTATCAACTTTTAAACTTGATGGTTCTATTGGGAATGGTTTGGTCACCCAATTTGAATCTTTCCAATATATTCTGTTGTTAGGTTGACAAAGTAGATAACCATCATCCGCAATTAGTATATGCCCACACTTATAATCAGATGGTTCATCAGAATATGGATTTCTATACCAGTCTACTGTCATAAGATAAGTAGCCCAAACTTTTGACCCGTCTTTTAATGCGACCTGACATCTTTTTTCATAAAGATAATCATAGGTAATAACACTTACATTTTCAGAGAAACAATCCCATAATTGTTTAAAATCAAATGGAATATCATTTTTAGGTATTTCCATAAAAATTTCAGATATTGGGACTCTTGATCTTAACATTCCATAATCAGTCATAACATGAAATGTTAATATTTTACCCGCCAATGATTGAACTGCAAATGCATAAGCTTTGTGATAATCGTCCTTATCTTCTTCTTTTTTTGTGAAGTGTGATGCTCTCACATAACACTTAAATAATTCAATGTTTTCGTTTAATTTTGACATTTTAATTTTTTTTAATCCATTTATTTTCTGAGTCCAGTTCAAACTCCCCAACAAACTCTTGTCTCCATTCAGTTGGTCTTATTAATGATAAGAAATATTCCCCATTATTTCTACGGTATAGGTAATATTTTTCCCCAACAACAGGTTGGAAATTGTAATTTGATGAGTAAACCATTCTATTCCACTCAAACTCATCAACCAATTTATTATACTCTTCCTTTATCTCATCATACCTTTTATTGAAGTAATGATTGGTTTTAAGGATCTTTTCATTTTTCCAAGTTGATACATTATCAGGAATTATGACCGGAGACCCAACATTTGTTGCATATGGAAGAAGATGGGCATAATAACCCTTCTCCTCACTCCATACTGCATTATCGGGGTATTTATTTTCTTTTGGCATATCGTAAGACATTACACTTGGTAAATCAGAATACTGACACCATAAATCATCAGTGTGTACCTAAAATTAATTTGATAACGGGAAATATATTTTTGGGTGTGATTGATAATTTTCTAAAACAATATCATCCAAAGTATATTCTGAAATATCATTTACTGCCCTTTCAGATAATCTAACATTCGGTAATGGATATGACTCCCTTGTTAATTGTTCTTTAACACCATCTATATGATTTAAGTAGATATGACAATCACCTAAACTACAAATAACCTCATCAGGAACCATATTGACTTGTTTTGCCAACATCATAAGTAACAAAGAATATGAGCTGACGTTATACGGCCATCCAAGTGCCGAATCGACACTGCGTTGGACCCACATTAAAGAGATTGCTCTGGTTGGGATATTATGTTTATCCATATATTCCATTGTTTTAGGTTCTTTGTAATGAACTGACACCCAGTTATCTAATTTTTTCATCAACTCATATCTTTCCTCCAAACTCAACTCTCTTGTATAACATTGAAATCCATAATGACAAGGTGGAAGCACCATCGTGTCCAGTTCTCCAATATTATAAGCATTAACCATCAATCGTCTTGAGTCTGGGTTTGTTTTAAGGTCACGGATTAGGTTTGCGATTTGGTCAATTCCGTACTCAATCCTTCTTACACCTGCCTCTTTACTCTTATCTTCAACTACATCCCAACCTGTATGCCAACTTCTCCATTGCTTACCATACACAGGACCTAAATCACCCCACTTTCTAGCAAACTCATCATCTGTTTTGATATGTTCAATAAAATCTTCTTTACTCTTTGGCCATCTTACTTCATCACTATCAACATATCTCTTATAAGCATCACCATCCCAAATATGACAATCATTATCAACAAGGTATTTGATGTTGGTATCACCTCTTAAAAACCATAGTAATTCAGTTACCATAGTTTTCCAAGCCATCTTCTTGGTTGTAAGAAGTGGAAATCCATCTTTCATATTATGACGAATCTGTCTACCGAATACAGATAATGTTCCTCCGTTTCTAGTTTCTTTTTTTACTCCGTTATCAAGAATGTCTTGAAGGAGTGATTGGTATGATTTATCTAGGTTGTTCATATTTTTCTATTGTTTATCTAATTTATTCACAACTTTCGGTATTAAATTCAGTTTCGTCAGGAGTTTCCTCAATCATAGGTTGGTTTTCTAATCTCTCAATTACTATGTTAATTGCTTCAGGATAATGAGTATATCCCTGTCCGAAATTAATTCCCGTTAGTCCCAATACCTCATTGTTAATGTAATGTCGGTTTTTACCCTTACCTTTTAAAATCTCGTGGTCCATTGAAACATCGTTCCAATCTCTCAATACAAGTCCAGTACCACTAGGTTCCTTGTAATGTAACCTAATGATATTGTTATGACTAAAGTTCTTAATAAATTCTCCTAGTGTCATATTATTTTATTTATTTAATTGATGTCTTCCAATCCATCAATTTTATCTCTCAATGTGTTGATCGTTGAATGGACATATTCATCAAGTTCATGAGATACCTCCAAATACTTTCTTCTCAGTTCGTGGAACTTTTCATCCTGAACTTCTTTGAATGATGAGTAATGTTTGAAACAATAGTGGAAACCTTCATTCTCCATTCTATAACGAACCATTTCAATTTCCTCTAATTGATTTTCTAATCTTTCTAAATCACTCATTTCTTTAAAAATATATTTAATATAGATTGTTTTACCACATTAAGATAGTACAAACAGACAAACAAATAAATCTTTATCTTCTTCATTTGTTTTATACGGTGTGTTCTATATGAACTCTCACACAATTCTGAGGCATTCTATTCAAGTGTCTGTAATTGTTGATGTATCCCATCATATTACCGCTACCTACGGCATTTGCAGAGTGGATCACAACTTCTACTACAGGTTTACCATCCAACCATTGGTTAACCAACCATTTGGTGCAATCCATACCAGTTTTCTCAGTGATGTTATCGTAATTGATTATGTAGTTTTTCACAACACCGTAGTGCCATTCCGCCATCGCACTATCACCTAAGTCGTGATCCAACGATATTAATTCAATATTCTCCAACCCAATTGAGTTGATCTTTTGAACGAACTCATCATAAGAACGTACAACGATCCAACTTGGATCCACTGGCGTTCTTACATCATCTAAATAAATTCTAACTTTGTCCATATTACAAATATACTTTTATTTTTTTATTAAACCTAATTCTAACCGATATTCTTTAATCTTAACTCTTGCTTCCTGATATTGATCACCATTATTGGCTTGATGACCTTTTGAAACCGCAAGAGTAATTTCCATTTCATTATCAATAATGTAAGATATTTTTTCCTGATCCGTTAGTTCACATGGTGTTATTTCATTCTTAATATAAGTTAAGATCAATTGTTTAATGTTAAGAACCTGTTTGTTAGGGTTGGTTTTACCATTATAACTCATAACAGAAGAATCGTAGATATACTTACATAGTTGTTGTAGTTTATCCATTTCAATTATATTAACTCAAATTCTTTATTTACCAATTCTATTTCTTTATTCAATCTTTCAAGTTCTTTGGATATCATTTCTATGATAATCTCCTTGTTATTAAAACTTACATCACCTTTTACCATAAACGGTCCAGGATTCGTAAACTCAATTTTTACCCCCAACCCACAACCTTTAAGAGCACCTTCTAGTTTGTATTTTTGTCTTTCCAATCTATCAAGATTTTCTTTGATTATTTTTGCCTGTTCAAATTTTTCTATTTCCATTTTTATATTTTTTACGTAAGTATTCTTCCCAAACTTCTTGTTTTATTCCGTTCACAAAAAACCAACCAAGATTTAATTCAAACCATTTATTAATCCGATAAAAAGTTTTTTTGATCATATTTAAAAATTTCTTAATTTTTGATAATCTTCTTTGGTTAAAACAATTTCATTTAAATCTGAGTTTAAACCTCTAATGGTTTTCCAAGCTTCCTTAACTCTACCCCACAAAGATTTATTCCCATAAGTTTTATAAAACGTTATGTAATAATCGGTATCATCATTGAACTTGTCAACAGACATACAGGTACAATTGTCAACACATTTAACAATTACTTCAGATCTTTCATTGTTTTCAACTTTCATCCTATTAATGTTGTCATTAATTTCCTTTAATTCAATTTCATCCAATATGACTTTTAATCTGATCATGTAGTCATAGGTAGGTTTTTCACCGTATATGTTAATAAGACGATTGTAAATAAATTGTAAGTGTTCTCTTTTTATCATTTTTTATTTCTTTAAATTAATTACACCATTTTCAATAACATCATTAACCATTGATTTTTGCATATATTCTGTCCCTAAAGTGTGTTTCACTCCATTTTGGATAATATCATTAAACCTTTCATCACCATCTAACCAATCACCATCTTCAGTGTGTTTCACCCCATTTTGAATGGTATCTTTAACAGTGTTTTCTCGTGAAAGTTTAAGATCTATGGTGTTTTTCACCCCATTTTGGATTATTTCTTCAACTTGCCAATCAATATATTGTGTCATTGGGGAAATATTTCTCACCCCATTTTGAATGGTATCTTCAACTCCTGATTGAATCGATTCAGGCAAAAACAGGGTGTTTTTCACCCCATTTTGAATGGTATCTTCAACAAGCTTCTTATTTTCAAAAATCTTTGGACTGGTGTTTTTCACCCCATTTTTAATAGCATCTTCAACTTTATTATATTGTGCCCACCCAATCTCGATGTGTTTCACCCCATTTTGAATGGTATCTTCAACCGCACAATCATTAAAGATGTCACCAATAACGGTGTGTTTAACTCCATTTTGAATGGTGTCTTTAACAACGCTGCTTCGTCGTAGACAAATATCCCCGATCTCTTTAACCCCATTTTGAATGGTATCTTCAACTGAAGTGACTGTCAGTTTTGACAATGGAAAGGCGTACTTCACCCCATTTTGAATGGTATTTTCAACGCTTTTGGGACAATCTGTACTTGAACGATTGGTGCGTTTCACCCCATTTTGAATGGTATCTTCAACTGCCAATGGTCTAACCCCTTTATGTAATTCAGTTTCCTTCACCCCATTTTGAATGGTATCTTTAACTCTCAACTTGTTCTTTTGTCCATTTTGGATGGTTTCTTTCACCCCATTTTGAATGATATCTTCAACATCATATTTACAGTTTCCAACAGAACTGGAGATGTATTTTATCCCATTTTGAATGGCATCTTCAACCTCAAACGAATCTTCTTCCTCTATCATTCGGGTGTATTTCACCCCATTTTGAATAATATCTCCAACCAGTTCCGGATGAAGATGACCAACCGTAGATGTGCGTTTCACCCCATTTTGAATGGTGTCTTCAACTCTTTGGTGTTTCTTCCTGAAGTTCCTTCTGGTGCGTTTCACCCCATTTTGAATGGTGTCTTCAACTATCTGATGCAATGGATGATGATTTACCTTGATGTGTTTCACCCCATTTTGAATGGTATCTTCAACTCGTGTTGCGTTCTCTTTCCCTATATCTGAGGTGAGTTTCACCCCATTTTGAATGGTATCTTCAACTGAATCGGGTTGTTCAGAATAGTAAGTAGAGGTGTATCTAACCCCATTTTGAATGGTGTCTTCAACTATAATGCTCAATGGTTCCAACGTACGATTGGTGTGTTTTACCCCATTTTGAATGGTATCTTCAACTACACTATTAATACGGATAATCGCTTTATTGGTGTGTTTCACCCCATTTTGAATGGTATCTTCAACACCCATGCACATCCACGGATTACTTTCTTCGGTGTGTTTCACCCCATTTTGAATGGTATCTTCAACTCTTTTCTCAGCATTAGCATTTGTTATGCTGGTGTGTCTCACCCCATTTTGAATGGTATCTTCAACCACCTCAGGTTTAAGAAATCTTGACTCAAACCATTCGGTTATATATTCTTGATTTTCCATAAGATCTAAAGATATTCCCTTAAATAAAGATTTAAATAAATTGTAGTTATACCACAATGTTTTTTCTTTAGTAAATTCAACCATCCATTTTAATTCTTCGGTATTAATTAACCAAAAAGATCCATTATGGTTGTATATGTCCATGCCATTTGTGACATCATTAATGATCTCAAATAAACATTCTTTTCTTTTTATTTTTTTATAATCCATTTTCTAATGTATTTGGGTAATATAAAACTTATTTATATTTCTTAAAGATACTAAAAATTATTTGTATTTCCAAATAAAACCTTGTGACTTTTTATATCCTTTCCTTAAACAATTATTTATTGCTTTGTAAGATAATTCTAATTCTTTTGAAGCAATTAAAGCATTCGTCCATTCTTTAATAAATTCATTGTCTAATGAAAATTGTAAAACAGGTTTAGATTTAGCGTGAGGTAATCCGGTTCGTTCTAAATATCTTTTATAATTATTATTTTTACCCTTTGCGGATTCACTCATTTTAGTTTTTGTTTCGGAGGTCTTTAATTTACCCTTCCAAAATTCACTCATCTTCTTTTTTGTTTCATCGGTAATTTTTTTACCAAGAGCTGATTGACTCATTTTCTTTTTTGACTCTTCATTATGTTTCCTACCGTACCAAAATGGTTTTAATGTCCCATTCAAAACTAACTCATCATCTTTTGGTACTCTATAAACTTTACCATTTTCACCCATATATTGTCCCAAACCAACAGTTTTAAAACCAACATCAGGAATATGGGCATTCCTGTTTAATTTATCGGAAATATGTTCAATGATTAACTCTCGTTCATATCTAATACAATCTTCTCTATTAATAAAATCACATTTAATAATAGTTTTAATTAATTTTTTTTTATCTGTTTTCCAAGACCTCATAGACCCCATATAATAAACATCTTTAGTTGGTTCAACTTTAGATGTTCTACTACCAAAATAAAATTCTTTTGTTTTCGGTAATTCTAATTTATAAACATAATGATACATATCTTATAAATATATTACGACATCCAAAAGAAAAATTTAAATGTTATAAATTATAATGATTTAGGATAATATAATAATGTTGGGTTTTTTTTTACAATATCTATATCAGGATATACATTACTAAACTGCAAGACATCAAATCTATCGGTAATCAAATGATATCCGTTTTTGGTAGGGATTTCACTTATGATTTTATCTTTCCCAAAAGGAGCACAACTGTCAATTGCAAGTTTAACCTTTAATAACTCTTTGTTGTCCTTACTATCAACATCAACAATCCACCTCTTCTCGTTGGTCTTTATTTGTCCAACAACTGAGTCAAACAAACCTTTCTGAATGTGTTGTCCGTTTTTAATTCTTTCAGCCAAGGACATCATCATCTCCAATGAAACATCCTTATGGTTTTGTTTCTGAACGTGAATGTATGCACGAGCCTTAAACATCTCACAAAGTTGTTTAATCTCATCATATCGTTTCTCCAAGTATTCAATAGAATCAACACAATAAGTTTTGATGGTACGAACTGATTGGTGGTTGTCTCTCTCACCTTCAGGTTGATCTTTCTTACGTTTGAATACATACAACATATAGAAATCACCATCGTCAGTGAAGTTAAGTAATGGTTTTATAAGTTCAATATTGTTAATCATGTTTGTATTTCTATAAATAATATTTTACAAATATACAAATATTATCAGTACCAATCTAATTTATTTTACACTTTTTTATATATCAATCTATAACCATCGTAAATTTTAACATTTAAGTCATTTACCGTATTTAGGTGTCTACCAGGTGAAAACCAATATTCAAAACCTTTTTTTATGTGACTTACTGAAGAATATATAAAATTATCACCATCGTAAAAAATAATACTTAACTCTCTATCAAAATCTATATTACTTGAAATGTAATATCTATTTTCATCTAAATCTATTCTTGAGTTAAAAACATTATTTTGTAATGTTACAATTTCATTTGACAACTCACCTTTAGCCCCATGGAAAAATAATATGTCTCTTCTCTTTTCTTTACTAGGAACTCTAACATAAGATGTCACCTCTTTTTCATTCTCATAGTTTGATTCATAATATTCTTTAACATTATTAATATCATCAATGTTCATCTGTAAAAATGGTAATCTTTTGTTGTACTTGTATTTCCACAATAAAACATTCATGGTTGTCTCATCACTAAATGGATAGTAAAACTTAATTTCTTCAAGATCCAAATTAAATGCAAACTCGTTTAACCAATCGTATTCTTTGAGGAATTGTTTACAATTTTTATTGTAAACCATTACCGATGTAACAGAATAATGCGTTCTATTTTTTACCGGTATGTGGTTCATTTTCATTAATGGATATTCCAAAATATTTGTCTCATCAAAACCTCCATTGTGGAATGGATTACCTCTACCGTAATTTATTTGATATTCAAACAACCCCTGTTGGATTAACGGATAATCCTCAACCTGATCAAAATATTTAAATAGTCCAGATATATCACCTGTAGGTACCATATCAGAATCAATGTAGATTGCCTGATCTAAATTAAGATGCTCTAACGTATGTAATACTACCTTACTTTTGAAGAACACTGACTTAAACATATTCTTGTTGGATACATCATTTTTGTTTCCAACAAAACTCATATTGTTTTCAATACTTAATGATTCAACAGGAACCGTGGTTAAGTTTGGTATTTCAGAATTATATTTAAAATTAAGTGTGTATAAATAAAAATCTAAATTATTATGATATAGATTTAATGACTTAACTAAATTCAAAGAGTTCTGTAAATAATTCTCAGTACAATGAAGTATAATTGATATCCTATTTTCCATAAACTATTTTTTAATGAACCACCAACTGGCAAGAAACTCATCGGTTTTATTTACTTTATATCCGTTGTTAAGACAGAATTCATCCACTGCCGGGTTAACACCAAACATTCCTGTATATGTTGACTTCTCAGGTTGTCCATCAGGGAAAGTATATAAAGGTTGATCCTTTTCAATTTGACCCTCATAAAAATAATCAGATAAATAATCATGACCCATAATCAAACCACCCGACTTAACCTTAGGGTACCATAATCTAATATCTTCTTTAACTGCCTGATATGTGTGGTTAGCATCAATATACACAAAATCTAATGATTTATCCTCAATGAAATTACAAGCGTGTTCACCCTTCATTCTTAACATATAAGCACGATCTTCAAATCCCTTAATGTTATCCATAGCCTGAGAATATGCGTCAATGTGTTCTCTATGGTTTGAGACATCATCATACTCCTGATGAGGTAATTCTCTCCATACATCAACCATCAATAAGGTTCCACCCCAATTGTTTAATATTGTGTTCGCAAATTGCCCTTTGAAGGATCCTAATTCAACACCAATTCCATTTAAGTTATGAAACTTAATGAAATCACCAATCTGTTCTCTATTCGTAAAATTCATATTCTATTACTTTCCATTTTATATAATTTCAAACTTCATTCTCTAATTGTTTTTTTCTTAGTTCATCTCGTTTAAATTTCAATTCTAAATCTAAAGAAGATCTAACAGACCAAATTAAATTATGATCAACTTTATTACGACACATTTGACCCTCAAAATTAAGTATCAAACTTCTTACACCAAAAGTTTGTTCATATGTCTCACATGAATCAATTACTTTTCTTACCCATTTGTCTACGTCTCCGTAATGTTTACTTCTATTTTCCATAATTTATTAAATTTCCATTGTGGGTTTTAACCACATTAATTTGTTTTCAAAAATATATCT